ATCAAAAGTTCCTGTTGATATTTTGAAATCAACAGCATTAATTGCTGATGTGGTGTTGAAATACCCCCCCAAAAACATATCTTGAGTACGATCACCTTCACCAAAGCAATTTGACCTGCTATTAAAATTCTTAACATATGTAGTGCTGCTTGGGCCAAATAGATAGAGGATTCCCGCTGTAGATGCCTCAGCATCATTTAATATTTTGTCAGAAATTGTCTGATAATCAGTAGATTGAGCCAAATCATCATCAGGCATATAAGACAGATCACCAGTGGTTCCATCAGCGGTTTTAGCCTTGAAAAATGTTGTTGTTTTAGTAACAGCATAACTAGACCCGCCATCTGTACTGCCATTAAACGTAAAAGCAGGCCGATCTGCCGACGGATGTATAGCCGTAAACACGAACATATAAACATCATATGTAGAATCAATATTACTTGTGATAGACAAATTGGTAGCACCAGAAGCGGTGTGGGTTGATAGCAAAGTAGGTATTCCATTAATCATAATTTATAGCCCCCACATTTGAATGGTTCCCGTATCTATATTGGCGCTATTATTCATTTTAAAGTTCACCGCATCTATTGCTGAAGTCGTATTGAACATTCCACCAACAAAAATCTGTTGAGAATAATCACTTGTTTCCAGACACTGACCAAGAGCACTAAACTGTTTATAGAAAGTAGTATTACTTGGGTCATATAACATCACGTAACCGCTGCCACTCCCATCAGCATCAGCTTTAATTTCTTCCGTCAGCGTTTGGTAGTCTGTTCCCGATAGTGCCTGTCCACCTCTATACTCTATTTTGTAATCTGAACCCGATTCATTATTTATAGACCTAAATGCGGAGGTTAAAATGCTAACGTTATAGTTACTGCCGCCATCTATACTTACCTGAAAAGTAACAAGTGCATTAGCTGAAGGATGGCACTCTATAAATTTGAACATATATACTTTATAGGTTGAATCAATACCGGAAGTGAAGGCTATATTCCCTGAACCTGAAGCGACCGTTTCCGCAATCTTAGTTAACGCCATTATTTCACTCCATACATTTTTATTTTTCCCGCAGCTATGTTGCCGCTAGCCATCTTAAATGAAATTTCAGTAATAGCCTTTGTCTGCATTACATATCCTGCTGCAAAGGTGTTCCATGTATAGCTATCCCAGTTGGCAGTTTGTTGCTCTCCCCAAAACTGTTTGGAAAAGGTTGCACTGGAAGGATTAGCCATAAAAAGAAAACCGCAAGTTGTTTCATCTGCTTGAGAACCCGGGCCTCCTAAATCCTGATAGGCGGTTCCGGTTGCTTGATCTCTGGCACTACGATATGCCAACGCAGCACCAGCACCATTTTCACCATGTCTAGCTCTAAAGTAGGTTGAAGTTATTTCTTCATCAAATCCAGACTCACCAGAGCCGTTGACTTGAAATTGAAAAAAGTATTCTTCAGTAGCAGGATTTATATTAATTATCTCCCACACATAATGTGAATAGGTGCTATTTATTCCAGACGTGAATGACAAAGCAGCACTATCGTCGGCTGTCGCTGTCGATATTAAAACCACATCACCGGTAGACACTCCTGCCGCAGCAAGCAATGCCTGTTTGAATGCTCCTAAAGGCATTAGCCCATCTCCAGTCCAGCGGGGAATCCATACCAAATTGTTCCTGCATCAACAGTAAAGAAGGTCAATACGTCAACACCAGAGCTTGTCAAAGACGGTGCGGAGCCTCCTGCCCAATCAACCGTTCCCGGCCAATTAACAGTTTGTGATCCACCGTTGGTAAGTATCAACGTGAATGAACAAGACTTTCCTGATGCAGATGGATTTGAAAAAGTGAAAGTGTTTGCGCTGGTATCAACCGTTGCCGTTACAACATTACCTGCTGTTAGGTCTATGTCCTGTGTTCCGCCGCCTGTACCGCCGATAACGTTGACGGTCTCGGCGTAGTCCTTAAAATCCGGTCTGATGGCTTGTTCATCTCCAAAATTGATGTAACCGCCTAACGTCATGTCGGCTGATGAATCCATAGATATTGCCGCTGTAGTTCCATGAGCAACACCAACACCAATCTCTAATGTATCAGTGCCGTCATCAATACCAATTCTGTAATCAGCGGCATTCCCATCAAAGTTTAAATAAGTGTCTACTGTAGACCCATCACCGATGGTTACTGTGTCATCAGTAATTGTCATTATAGAGTTCGTGCCTACAGTTGAACCCTCACCAATAACAAGTTTGTCAGCAGTATCATCTAATGCGACATAAAAATCTTTAGCGTTTCCATCAAACAATATAGTAGTGTCTTCAGCCGTACCGTCACCAATCTTTACAACAGGCGGATCATCAGAGATGGTAACTGTGCTATTTTGTAACGTCTTTCCGCCGGTTCCGGAAAACCTTGCGATTGCATTGTCTGTCGAAGAGCCGGGGCCGGAAGCATCACCAACTGCAGTTATCCCATCAAGCAGGTTTAATTCGGCAGCTGTAGTCGTTACCGCAGCCGCGCCGAGCGTCGTGAACTGGGTCTGCAAAACGGCTTTAATAAGGCGAAGATGATCATCGCCTTGCGATACCGGATCTGAAGCTGTAGGATTCGTATTTACTAACTGACTGATATATGTTGCCGTTTCAAGTGCCATTGTTTGTTCCCCTAATAATATCCGCCAGTGTTCATAACTCTTAGCTCAGAACCGGAGTGACGGTCTTGATTATCCTGAACCTGTAAATCTGTAACTGCTTGCTGGTAAGCTGTAGCCCATAGCTGAACCCGTTGATCGTTCATTAAGAACGGCTCTGCCTCTAGTAGGCATCCATACAAATAAATATCAGGATTATTTGTAAGCATGTCATTAGTAGTTGCCGCAGGAGTTAATGCCGGGATTTTTTTATAGTAGAGCATTGAGTATCCATCAGCACTAGCGGGAGCGGGGCCAAGCCTAAACTTGTCACCTATTATAGTAAACATTTGTGGCGTGCCACTTGTTGAACCTCCCCACATTCTGGTCATTAACTCTGGAGTTACATAAGACAATGGAACGAGTGGATCGGTGGTCAAGTGAAACTCCCTTGCCTGTATATAATCTGTTGGAAGATCATATTCTCTTGTTCCACCAGTAAGTGTTCCTGTAGCTGTAGTCTCCATGAGTCGCAATCTTAAATTACGATTCATTCTTGCTTCAGCTAAATCTATGAACTCTACTATTCTATCTGTTAGGTCGCCTCTATCTAACCAGTTAGCTACAGCAGTCTGAAGCTCCGCATAAGTTCCTATAGCCATTATCTTGTCATCTCCGCAATATATACTGTTCCGGCGGCGCTAACCTGTAAGGCAGCCACCTTTTGACCTTCACTAACACGCCAATAAGTAGGCCAGTCTTTTTCCAAGTATCCTTCCCCTGTGGGCTCATATTCTTTCCATGTATTGGTTTGCGCTGACCACGCGCCTGATACGGCGCTCCACGCAACGTTTGATACTTCTCCGCCAAAAGCTAGATAAGCATCTTCAGTTCCGGTAATCATTACAGCATTTATTCCAGAGCCTACTGCTTCTGCCATCTCAGAAGATGTAGAAGAGGTAGTGATAGAGTGGAGTTTATTAGCTAATCTGTAAGGTACATCAAAAGCTAATCTTGTAGAAAGACCAGTTGTCATTCAGTCAATTCAGTAATGTAGACTACAGAGTTGCTTGATCCTGCTCTTAGCCCTGCAACTTGATCTCCGCCACTAACGCGCACATAATGAGGCCAGTCTTTTATAAAATAGCCACAAGAGCCAGCCGTAGCTGCATCGCCATGTTTTGTTATTTTAATAAATACAGGTTCACTTGCGTTGATGATAATTGCATTACATTGTGCAGATATAGAATCACTCAATAATACCGAACTGTCAGTAGCAGTAAACGTATAGTTAAAATTATTTAATCTGTATAAATCCATCTTGTATTCCTCTATAGTTTCGTTGGGGCCGTCCTAAAAAATTTGTTATCAGGGTCATTTAAATATTTTGCTAATAATTTTGGATCTCTTTCAACCGCGTTGCCGGTTTCTTTTTTCCATTGCTCCCATATCGTAAACGGAATAGAAGCAACCTTATGAAAATCTCCTCTCTTGCCAAGAGAAAGTTTGTCTCCATAATCATTATATTCTTTTTTATTTTGCTCTATAGTGGGTTCTACATCTTGATGGGTTGTTATAGAAACCGTACCATCGGGCTCATCAACCCACTCCTGATATCTGTAAGGCATTACATCTAATAATTTTCTTTTAGCCACCTAGAAAACCCCTGCCGCCTACCTTTCCACCACTCTTTCCATTCCATGCTTCCAAATGTTCCATAGTGGTTTTTGGTTTTGATTTTGGTTTAGGCGCTATTTTTTGAGCCTTCATCTGCTTGGTTATAAACGCTTCTAACTGATCTTTTTTTCCCGAAACCATAATGTCATTACCCATTTTTCCCCATCATGAGGCGGAAGCCCCTGATGTAATGAAAGTTCATGCGGATCATTATTTTCGTCTACATTGCTAAACATTAATAATCTCCCGCCTATAGACCCAACTACAATATTTAACTTTGGAAATGCTGTTCCGCCACCTACGGCATTGTTTAAATAAACAAGACAGGTTAGTAAACGCTGTCCGCCGTTTTCTAAATGCTTCCCATCTAAAGCATCATAATGAGGCTTATATTCCTGATCTGGATTGTATCTAAGAACATTGATAGGCTCTGCCCTTTCTAAAGGCATTGTCGTGATATCAGATATCCTTTGAGTAATCTCAGGAAAATCATTGTGTGGAAGCCATGCTCCATGAGAGGTTCTTGCTGTATCTGATACTAAACCCTCATCAGTTGCAACTGTGCTCCTCTCTAACTTTCCTTCTGTATGAGAAATAATAGAATCACATTCTTCTGGTGTAACAACTCCATCTACCACTACAATAGTAGGTGTTTTTGCGTAAACAAACAAAATAGCTCCTTTATTTTAGAGGATTTTTTACCTCATATTTTATACTATTTCCCGGAGATTTATAGCCGCTTTTTCCTGAATTTAAAGATTTGATTACTTGCTCTATACTGGAAGAGCCACTATCTTTTGTTCCGGTTCTAATTGGGTCAGTTAAATTAATTGGCCCTTCAACTCTTTTCTTTACCATTACTGCCTCCTTATGTAATGTAAAAATACTTGGGCTAATCTGCTGCCCTCAAATTTATCCCTCCAATGAGGGCTTTCAATACCTTTATAAATTAAACCATCTCCTTCTTCTAGCTCCACTTTATGTGCTATATCTGTCTCTAAATAAATGGGCCATATCTCTTCATTGGGCTCACGCATTAAAGTTAAAGTAACACTAAACTCACAGCTATTTCTATCGGTGTGCCTCTTTAACTCATCACCCTTTTTATAAACTCTCAAATAAGAGTAAGTTGGAATTAGTTTTACACCAGTATGTTTTTCCATATCTGGAGATAAATAACACATTAAATTTTTCATGGCTAAGTCATTATGCCATGCTGGTGTGTTTGGGATCTGCTCGTCTACAAACCCGTGTAGCTCTTTGGTAGGTACGGCATCAGGAAGTGTCGCCTTGTTAAAGGCATATACGCCAAGAAAATCCAACAGTTCACCAGTTAATAACCCCCTTATTATTTTAAAATTAGTAGGCCCAAGAGACATAAGAATATCTAACTCCTTTAGTTACAGGCTCTACCCTATGCGGATACATAAAGTTAGATGGAAATATAATCAAGTCTCCAGTCTGAAAGGGAATCACTTCATCTCTCCACATTACAAACTCACCGCCTTCAAACTCTTCATTTAGTTGCCCAACAACAGACAGCATTGGTATTCCCTTTACATTTCCATCAAACAATGAACTGATATGGTCACAGTGTTCCGCCATCTGGTGTGACTCAGCATACTTTAAAAACTTAATAACTGAATACCCATTCCAGCCATCAAACCACTTATAACCAAAACTTCTTACATACTCAGTTAGAGCAGAAGACATTTTACTAATAATAAGGTTGTTTATTTTTGCAAGATCCTCTTTCCAAGCAAGACTTGTAAGCCCTATAAATTCCGGCTCTGCATCTTCAGAAGGCTTTGACTTAACTTCTCTCTGCCATCCTAACCCATGTTCAGGATCATTGTTTTCATAGCCAGTAAAATCATGCTCTTCCCACCGGCTTTTTTTGAGAACTTCTAGGGTAGATTTACAAAAATCCTTATCCAGAAATCCCTTTTTATGGAACAAATAATCCTTTATATTTTCTTTCATAAGTAGACGGGGGCTGTTACGCCCCCACTACTATAACACCTATACGTCTGCTAAGAAGCCATTAGCTGCTTGGTTCTTAGACATGAGTCCGTATTCAGCCACTATCATCTGCTTTATACTGTCTCCTGTCTTAGCCAGACTTTCAGTTTGGAAAGGACGTAGATACGCCACAGCCCAAAAATCAAAGTCTATAAACCAACAGTCTCTAGCCCTCTGAAACCTATCTGGAATTATTTTAAACGATCCAAAATCTGACACATATACGTCAACAGAAGCAACCACATGGGCTGGTGACTGTTTATTCGCATCTGTACGCAGACTTGATACCGTTTGTGTTAATGCCGAGATTACCTGCTTATTGGAAGATCCAACAAGAATGGTGTCCGGTGTACCACCACTATCAAAGCATTCTTTGATAACAGTCTTCATACCGGCTTCGGTTAAAGTGCCTGTTGATGTAGCATCACTAGCAGTATCCGTACCATTACCACTTGATGCAGAACCTAACCCCGGTGGGGAAGGCGCTCCTCCAAGAGAATGGTAATTAGTCGCTACCCATGATCCTAGACCGCCAGTTGCTCTCGCTGTGGCGGGGCCGGGACTTGGGCCAGCTCCTGCGGATTGTGCTACATTGTCCATCAACATCTTTTCCATATCACGCTTCATTTCTTTGGCGCGTTTCGCTAACTGATACGCTTGTGAACTGCGTCTGCCCGCAAAATCTACGGCCTCTGCTGTTCCACTCGTCTGCACCGCTTTCACGGAGATCTGGGTGTAATTCCCTACCCTTGTAGGTTCACTTACAGCAACAGAGGTTGGATCATTTCCTTCAGTGGCTCTATTAGCTGCCGCTGCCGTCAATGCATCCGTCTGCCACTCAAAATAAGTGTTATCAGCAGTCTCACGACCGCAACCACTCAGAAAGGGTGTCTCAGTTGGCGAAATATTATATATGATATTACTAAGGTCTTCCCTGATGCCTACTGCACCATAGGTTTCCCTAGTATTCGCTGGAATTGCCATAATATTTCTCCTAATTACATTTGGACGAAATCTTCAAATAGTGAGGACGCATCTTTAACGTGTCCTGTATCCTGAAGACGCTTCATTTGTGCAGTTCGTTTAGATTTTGATTGTTTTTGTTGAGAGGTTCCCTTACCCGGTCTAATCACCTTCGGTTTGTTTTTTAGTTTTCTGGCTTTAACATTAGACTTTTCCATCTTATCTAATTTAGCGGCCTTCATTAAAACAAGTACCGATCTATGATCGACCAAAGAATTTAATTCTTCTTCGCTGAAACCCTGACTCAATCCATATTCTTTTATTGAGCTTGAAAGAGTTTTTTGCTGTTCAGGATCCCCCCATTCTGGTACTGCTTCAACTAGCTTTTTATGCTCCTGTTGAACCATTTCAGATTGAGTTTGCTTCATATCTATTGCATACTTATGTTGAGCTTGCGCTTGCTCATTCTTCATAGACTGAAGTTTTTCCTGTGACTGCCTATACTCTTCTCGTTTAGTTATATACTCAATTGGGTCTTTATTTTTTAAAGCATCCCAATCTACATTTGCATATTTATCTAAACCGCTCATGGACTGATCAACAATTTGATTCAAGTAATCCATGTACTGCTGACGCTCCTGTTGAATTTGCCCAATCTCAGAGGTGTACTTCTGATGAAGTTCCTCCATTTGCTTGCGCTCTCCGCTCAACTGTTGCGTCTTTTTTGTATAATCCGATTGGCGTGAGTAGCCTTTCAGAAGCTCATCAAAGGTGACCTCATGTTCTTCGCCGTCTACAGTTACAGCATATAGATCCGGCTCTTCGCTTTCAGGTTCTTCAACTTCTTCGTCATCGGTTTGATCATCGGATGCTTCCATCTCCTGATCACCCTCTTCAAATGATTCGTCTTGAATTTCTTCAGTAGACTCTTCCTCTTCCGTAGGTGCGGCTTCCTCTTCTTGTGGTTTGACCCCTTCAGGCTCCATTATTCCAAGTAATGCCTCTTGTGCTTCTCTAATACTGCCCGGCATATTATCGCCGGTTAATTGCGGGGCTTCTTGCGTATCCGCCATAATTTACTCCTTAATTTTTAGATGAACGGGTGCTGCTTTTTCAAGGCTTCATTCATATGTCCAGTTTCAACTATGGACTTTATATGGCTATGAAGCTTATCAAGCAATCTCATCGCTAACCAGATTGACTCTCTGGATTCCGATTCTGTTGAACCGCTATGACTCCAACGGTTCATTAAATCTTCTTTTAGAACGTCAAATGACTCTATAAATAATTCGTTTTGTAATAAGTTATTTGCGTGTCTTGCTCTTTCATCATTTAGAAAATCGCTCATGTGGCTCCTATTGCTACGGCTCGTTTTTGTTCTCTTTCGAGATTAATTTCCTGTTGCTTTAGGTTGGCATCAACAGCTAATTTCTGATATTCCTGCTGTATCTTTTGTGCCTTTAACTGCATTTCTGCGGCTTTAATCTTTAACTCTTCCTGCTTAACTTGAGCCTCCATCATTTCTGTTTGTTGTTCAGGTGAAGGCTGTTCTGGTTGTGGTGGAATTTGTGAAGGATCTGTTAAGTAATCATTTACATTTTGGAAGCCCATAGCCTTAACTAGAGCCGCTCCAAGATTGTACATGTTCTGTTCATTAACAATTCGCAATCCACCTGACATTGACTGTGCCGCGAAATTTATCATTTGAGAAAGGTGTGTCATCTGCTGATCTTTATTACCATTACCCAAAGCCACTGATACAGTGCAATCATAGTTATCCTTCCATACATCCGGCCTTACAGGAACCCACTCGTTTCTAAGTTTAATTACGCGTTCTTTATCTTGGTTCTTGTGAAGCAGGGTATATATTTGAATCATTAAATCCTTAACCCCTGTCTCCGCGAAATTTCTTGCCACCAGCTCAACTCTTGATTGTGCCGCCCCCATCACCGCATTAACTGCTGTTGCTGTGGTGTGAGATGTCAGAGCATTCTCATTTAGACCTTGAGACATTCTGGATACACCCGCCCTTGATTCTCTTACACTATCGAGATATTCAAGCATCTGAAAAGTGTAAGGCTCCAAAGGAGGAGTATTCAAGGGCATCACGGCTTGAGGTGATTTCACTCTAACTACACCGCCGGGTCTTTGCGTAAGAAGGTCATCAAGGTTAGCCTGACCCTCTAAAACGGCAAACCGCCCATAATTCTGGTTATACATATTATCCATGAGGTTACGCATTAAGCTACTCTTCATGAGCTGAAGATCCATAACAAGATCAGCTATGGATAACCCAAAGAACTTATGCGGAATCTTTACAGGGGTAATTGATACAAAAGGAATAGAATCTATTTCATCATTCTGTAGAACAGTTGAACCAACGGTACATATTTTTCTTAATTCTGTAATTCCGTCCCCATCATAGTCTGTCTGTAGAAATGATTCGTGCAGCCAGTACCTTCTTAGTCCTTCCTCTCCATATTCCTCTCCGCCCCAACCTTCCCAATAACGTGCGGATTTATCAAACGCATAACGCTCAAGTCTTTCCGCCGAGAAGGAAGTCATGTCAGAATCGCTTCCCCCCAGACTTTCTGGATCAAGATCCTGATCCGGGTACATCTCTCTTAATTCTGATAAAGTCTTTTCAACACGATGGCAAACAAATCTTGCATCCTGTATAGTCTTTGCCTCTCTTGAGATAAGAAACTCAGAAGGCGGAACATTTTCTATTTTAATTTTTCCGCTATAAGACTTTCTTTTTATTACAACATCATGCAGCATTCTCCCGGCCATAGTAGCCTGTTCTTCAACCATGCCGGGTTCTTCTATAATTTCTTGGGACTCGTACTCAACGTCCTCATATTCTGTATGTTCTACAACTTCAACATCTGGAGCGTTGATTAGGTATTCAAAAGAATAGTCATCAAGACCCTGATATTCCTCTCTCTTCTCTTCCTCATAGTCATCCCACCATACCTTGACTATTCCGTTCTTGCTTAATAGAGCATCCGTGAACCACGAATAAAGAATTTCCCAACCGGGATTATCTTTAGTGAATACATAGTTTACATAATCTGTGGCCTGTTGAGCCATCGCCACATCTTCCTGACCATGAGGATTAAATTTAACCATCTCATCGCCGGAAGCAAATACTCTCATTAAGGAAGGTTTAATCCACTCAATGGTGTCCTGAACGGTGGAGTCTACATATTGGGATCTACCATCAACTTCGTTTCCAAAGGGTAAGCCATAATAATACTGCATGGCTTGTTCTCTTTGCTGAGATATCGTATCTCCCATGTACCCGAGAGAGTCTGTAATCTCACCCCGGATTCTAGTAACTAGTTCTTCTTCTGTAATTTTATCAGCCATTAAACTATTCCATAATTCCTATATTCGATGTCTTTCGTCCATTCCGGGTCTTTACCGGAAACTGCAAAACGCTGTGATTGAAATGCATATCTTGTCGCAGACATAAGATCATCCCTTATAGGAACCACCTTATTATTCTTCCTATGATACATTCTAAACTCCTCAAACCAATCGGAAAGGGTTGAGAACACTTTAAATTTGTCGGCTTCTATTAATTGTAGCATGGCCATCAAACCCTCTTCGATACTGTTAGACCCCTTATTAACGCCAAGAGCCGGTGGATTTGTAAAATGCTCCAGAAGAAAATTACAACCTAAATTTCTATACTGGTCAGCCAAGCCCGGATTTCCCATGCTATCCCTGCGATTGCCGTCATGTGGGTAGGCTATGGGTATAAAATGCGGCCTTGACTTTATTATATCAGCATGTACGGACGGTGAGGCTTTAGAAGCTCTGTAACAGTCGTACACATAAAATGTTTCGGTGTCCCTATCTACAGCGCACCAGACAACCGCTGTGGGATGATCCCACCCGAAGTCTATCGCTGCTATTCTGGGCCAATGATCCTCTATAGGTATAGGTTCTACAAGGATCTTTTCCTCACCAAGAGGAAATACAAGGCCGGAACCAATAGATGGTCTACCATATCTTCTCATTTCCCTCTCATGAGGAGAATAAGAGGATAAGATCTGCTCCATAACAGATTCGGATAAATGCCCTCTCTCACCCTTCATGGACATGATCTTCTCAGAAGCATCATCCCATGTGGCGTTAGTGAGGGATTGACCGGATTGTAAACGGTTCATAAAGGAGGCGACTGTTTCTGTCATACCGTTTTCCGGCGTGAAGGTCATATAGACCATTCCGCGCCGGTCAAGGGTTCGTGTTACAGCCTGTGAATACAGCTCTCGACTTGGTTCTTCGTCAAGCCAACAGCAGTCCACACTTCTTCCCTGCCACTTATCTACTCCCATCTCATACGCCTTAAAAAATAAAGAAGAGTTCCCCCCGGAAACATGTCTAATTAGTGCCATGCTCTTTGCGTTAGGTACGCCCGGTTTGCGCTCTGTTTTTATAATACAACTTCTTGGGACTGCGCCGGATCCAAATGCTTCTGGATCATCAGGGGAACCCAATAATTCGTACTGTACAATATCTCTGGTGGTTTCGTTTGATACGCCACCTGCCCATGCCACTATAGGCTTTTTAAATCTTCTCCCATTCCACCACTTTGGGTATAGCCCAGTGCAGTGATAAGCCATTTCTGCGGCCCCACAATAGGACTTACCTATTCGGTTAGCCGCCATGAGAAGCCTTTGATTGGCTTCTGACCCTGTTTCATGGAAGTTCTTTTGGTAAGGGTACGGGTCGTAGAAGTCGAGCTTATTGTACCGCTCTCTGTTTCTAATCTCTCTAGCGATTTCTACCGCTTTTTCTAGTTCCCTTCTTGTATCCGCTTGCGTGGATTGCGTCCCGCTGACGTTCTGCATCTGATTTATTTGCATAGCATTTCCCAGATTTCCCGTATTTCCATCCTTTCTTACCGCTCTTTAATGTGCATGATTGTATTGGCATTATAAAAGCCTATGCTTTAATCTTTCTCTGTATTCGTTTTCTTCATTAGTGAGAAAATCTATTATACCAGATACTGCCTGACCAACTCTGCTACTCCTAGCGTAATCCCCATAACTTTGACCATGCCTCTGCATCTGTTGATCTTGCATCCCTTTTATAAGTTTTCTTGAATCTACCCCTGTAGCAAAATCTGCGGCAAGCCACGGCAAATCTGATGCTTGAGTTTTACCGGCTACTAATCCTAAAATTCCAGCGGGTAACGCATACTTTCCAGATTTTAGAACACGGTTACCAGCGCGGCTTCCAAGTAAA